ATGCGATATCGTATGCACCGGGGCAAAGAACAAGTTCGGCGGTGTAATCGCTATGAACGACAATCAACTGGACACGTATACAAAGAAGTGGAAGGACTACCCGAAGAGCATACTCCGGTACCAGCATGACAAGGAACGTTATCACTCAACACAGAAGCCTGTACCGTTGCTTGAGTTCCTGATACGGTCCTACACGGACGAAGGCGCAACTGTCATGGACAATTGCATGGGGTCCGGTTCTACGGGTGTCGCGTGTATCAAGTCGGAACGCCACTTCATAGGGATTGAACTGGACCCTGACATCTACGAAGTCGCGGAGCAACGTATCGAAAGAGAAATAAGGAAATATCGAAAGGAGAACAATAATGGCTAAAGCAAAAAGCACAACGGAGAAAGAGGTCGAGGCCGTCCATAAAAAGCTGCGCGAACTTACATCAAGTATGAGCGAAGACGAGCACGCGCTAATCGACAGCCTATTACATAACGCCGCCTGGCTACAGGTGAAGCTGGACAACACACGAACGCTTCTGACTGACCAGGAGATACTTATCGAATACGACAACGGAGGCGGCCAGCGCGGTATGAGAAAGAACCCGGGCTTTGACGGATACCGCCAGCTGTTGACATCTTACACGACGACCATCAAGACGATACGAGACATGCTTCCCGAAGGTGAGGATGATGATATTAACGCCTTCGTAGAATACACCAAGAGACACGCGAGAAAGGCCTAAGGAGGCGAGATAAAGATGGACAACGACTACAAGGCCGGAAAGACGATAGAACGCTACTACGGCGACATTGTGGACGGTAAGACGCGGGCCGGGAAAAAGATAAAGGCCGCAGCTGATTACTGTCTCTGGATATACGAAGGGAACGACAAGAACTACTCCTTCGACGCGGAGGAGGCCGAGCGCCATGTTGGGTTTATCGAACGCTTCTGCTCATATCCAAAAGGCGAGCACGGAGGGGAACCATTCATCATGGAACCCTTCCAACTCGCTCTGACGGAGTTCCTTTTTGGCATTGTCGACCGCGAGGGGTACAGGATGGTCCACGAGTTGCTGGAGGTGATTGGACGTAAGAACGGCAAGAGTACATGGGCCGCCGCCTTATCTTACGACCTTTTACTCAACGACGGGGAACAAACGCCTCTGGTAGTGGACGCTGCCGTGACCGAAGAACAGGCCATGAAAACGTTCGGGGCCATGTTAGAGATGCGGTCCATGTCACCGACACTGAAGAAAATCATCACAAAGAAGTCCGGCAGCAACCTGTACTGTTCACTCAACCTCGGACGCGTACAGGCCCTTACTGGACGTACAAAGGACAAGGACGGCTTCGACCCGTCATGCGCCGTACTGGACGAAATCGCGGCCTGGGAGAAGCGTGATATGTACGACTTGCTTATCCAATCCTTCGGCGCCCGTCGTAACTGGCTGATGCTCGAAACAACGACCTTCGGCTTTGTGCGCGGGAATATATTCGACGCGCAATACGACTACGCCAGCAAGTGGCTGGACACACCTCACGAGGAAAAGGAGCGGTCCTTCCTTCCTATGATTTACGAACTGGACGAACGCGACGAGTGGCTGGACGAACGGAACTGGATTAAAGCGAACCCTGGGATGGGCACCATAAAATCATGGGATTACATGAGGCAAGTCGTAGCGAAGGCCAAGCAGGACCCGGAATTTTACCCTAGCATGATGGTAAAAGATTTTAACGTAGTGGAGAACTCCAGCACGTCCTGGCTTGCGTACGAGGAACTACACAACCCGGAAACGTACGACATCAAGGATATGGGCTTCAAGTATGCAATTGTAGGCTTCGACGCGTCGGACGCCGTGGACCTCACCGCCGCCTGTGCTTTGATGATGCGGCCCGGAGATAATAAGATATACGCGTATCACCGCGCATGGATACCCGGGGCCCTTATGGAAAGGATGCAAGCGAAGGGTAACAGTACACGAGACAACGCGCCTTATATGTCCTGGATAAACCGCGGCCTAATCCAAGTGGTCGAGGGGAACAATATACCTCGCGAGGTGATATTCGACTTTATGGACGAACTGAACGAAATGGGTATATACGTATACGGAATAGGCTACGACGCCTGGGGCATGTCCGGTATCAAAGACGACCTGGAGCGTTGCGTAGGCAAACAACGGGCCCAGGCGGTACGCCAGGGAAGCCAAACACTGAGCGAACCCATGAAACGTTTGCGAGCTGATTACAGGGATAATCGTATCGTAGACAACGCGAACCCGGTCGCTGAGTGGTGCAGGAGTAACGTTATGATACAGGCAGACACGAATGGCAACATCAAGCCAACGAAGAAGGACGGAAACGAAAAGAACCGAATCGACTTGTTCGCGTCGGAACTAGACGCCTATGTCATGTTTCTTCGCGTCGAAGACGAATACCTGAAAGTAATTTAGTTGTTGACACGACGGCCTAGCTGTGGTATAATAGAGCCCGTAAGACAATCAAAGAATAATAAGAGAAAGGATAATACATGGGACTGCTAGAAAAGCTATTTGGCAAACCGCAGCAGGCCCCACGGGTAACGGGGGGATACTCGACCTTAAACAGTCGAAGTCCCTCCTTTTCTAAGTGGAGCGGGAACCCTTACGAGCAGCGACTTGTTCGCTCTTGTATCGAAGCAGGAGCCAGGCAATGCAGCAAGTTACAGCCCAACGTGACGGGGGCTGCAGGTGGACGTGTACGGAGGGCCTTGGACTCACAGCCCAACGAGTGGCAAACAATGCCTCAGTTTATCGCGCGAGTATGGCGTATCCTAAAGATGGACACAACCGCTTTTATCGCGCCTGTTTATGCTGACGACCTTGTTACAGTAATAGGTTACCTGCCGCTGCGTCCGTCGTTTACAGAGGCCGTAACGGTGAACGGTGACCTTTGGTACCGGTTCACGTTTTCAGACGGCAGAAAGGCCGTTCTAGAGGCTTCAACGGTCGGAGTTATGACTGAGATGCAGCTGGAGAGTGATTTGTTCGGAGGTGGAAACAGTCCACTAGCACCGACCATGTCACTTATTCAAGCACAAGACGAAGCCCAAAAGTACGCGATTGAAAACGGGGCCCGCATCGACTGGATGGCGCGCGTAAGTGGACAAGTCCATCCTGACGACCTCGAGGCCAAGCGTGAGAACTTCGCAGCGTCCAACTTGACCGCGAACAACAAGAGCGGTATCCTTTTGTACGACAACACGCTGGAAGACATGCAACAGGTAAAGCAAGAAAGCTATACAATGAGCAAAGACGACCAAGACTATATCAGGCGCGACGTATACGGTTACTTTGGCGTGAACGATGATATACTCCAGAACAAGTACAACGAGGACACATGGAACGCGTACTACGAGGGAGTAATCGAGCCCTTTGCGGTCCAGCTTGGCGCGGTACTTACGGCCATGACGTTTACACCGCTGGAGCGTTCCTACGGTAACTCAATCATGTTCTCGGCAAACAGACTGGCGTACGCTTCGATTACAACGAAGCTAAAAGTAATCGACGACCTGACGGACAGAGGCCTTCTCGAACCAAACCAGGCCATGGACATCATGCAGTTCCCTCACGTACCGGACGACCAGAACAACAGAGTTATTCGTGGCGAGTATATCGAGACGACAAAGCTGCGAGACAACACAGTGGACAACGCGAAGGCGCAGGCCCTGGAAACGGACATACAAGACGAAGACAAAGAAGAGGAGGTATAACATGCCCTTCAAGCCAAACGAACGATGCTACAACGACCATGGAAATGGTAAGTTTACTACCAAGGCCAAGGGGGACGGTAGCGGGTATATAGTGGAGGGGTACGCGACAACATGGGAACCGTATCCAATCTACGAAGACGACAATGGTAACGTGTACAGCGAGCTTATCTTACGCGAGGCCGCGGAGAAAGCTGATATGTCGGACACCATCTTTCTGGTGAACCATGAAGGCCAAGCCTTGGCGCGCGTGTCGAACAAAAGCCTAACACTGGACATGGACGACCATGGGCTCCACGTGGTAGCAGACCTAAGCGCGACCGCCGCAGCGCGTGACGCATACGACGGTATAAACGCTGGACTGTTTCATCAGATGTCGTTCGGATTTAATTATAATTATGAAACCGATATTTACGACCCTGACACGCGAACTTTAGTGTATAATGATGTAAGTAAGATTTATGACGTTTCAGCCGTGAACTTCCCGGCTAATCGTGATACAGAGCTGAGCGTAGTTAAGTCACGCCTTGACGGAGCGATTGAGGCAGCTGCAGCGGAGCGACTGCGACGAGAACGACGCCTGCGAGCAATCTTACTGAAATCTAAAATCAACGGATAAAAAGGAGAAAACATGAACTTTAAAGAAATGACGAACGAGGCAATTAAAGAACACTTGAGCTCAATCACAAAGTCACTGAGCGAAGAAGGCCTGACCGACGAAATGCTCGACTCCGCGGAGAAGGACATCGACGGCGCAAACAAGGAACTGGCTGAGCGTAAGGCCCGCGCAGAAAAGAAAGCTAGCGCACAGGCCGAGGCCACAAAAGCATTCAACAGTATTGTAGTACCGCAAGACAGCTTTACACCAAATCAAAACACAAACAAACAGGAGGCTTCAATGGACCAGAAACAGTACAGCACAAAGTCAGCAGAATATCGTAGCGCATGGTTGAAGAACATGGGCGGCGATATGTTCGCACCAATGAACGAAGCAGAAAAGGCCGCCTTTACTATCGTAACCAGCGACACCACCAACGGCTATGACAGCCTTGTACCGGTGGACACTGCAAACCGTATTATCGACCTCACCAAAGAAAAGATTGCACTCTTTAACGACTTGACAGTATACAACGCTGCCTCCTCGTACACCGTCCCTGTCGTTAAATCAATCACCAAGGGAGACGCCACAAGCGTAACTGAGGGCCAGTCAAATGCTGATGGCGAGGTAGAGGTAATCGAGGAAATTGCAGTGAACCCAACGGACTACGCAAAGGACTCGACCATGTCAGCACGCTTCAAGCTGCAGTCAATCGACGCCTTCGAGACCTGGCTAGTCGAGCATGTCGTTGAGCGTATCATTCGTAAAATTAACCAGGATGTTTGGACAAAGATATCCACGGCCGCAACCACAGCCTCTAACGTGGTAGCAGTAACCGGCGCCTTGAAGGATACGGACGTCAGAACCGTTCTAGGGTCCATCAAGGGTTCAGGTAACATCGTGGTATACTGCAACCGCAAGACCCTCTACACCGACCTTGTAGGCGTTGAGACAACCAACGGGGACAAGCTCTTCACAGAGTCTACCATGGTTGACCCTGTCGTTAAGGGTGTCGTATACGGATGCGCCGTTAAGGTAGATGAGGACGTGGCAGATGGAGAAATCTACTTCGCGATTCCTGGACAAATCGAAGCGAACATGTTCGAGGCCGCAAACATCTTAAGTGAGATTGATGTCAAGACCCGCAACACTGTCTACGCTGGACATGCAATCTTTGGCTGTGCAGTGAAGCGTGAAGACGCCTTCGGTAAAATCACGATAACCGCTTCTGTATAAGAAGCGAGCTAGTTTATCCTACGCCGAGAGAAAGGAGGTATATATGACAACGGTAAAAGTACTCCGCAGGTTCTACGATACCAAAGAGAAGACAGTCCGTGAGTTGGGTGACGTATTCGAGGCCGACAACAAGCGAGCTACACAGATAGAAAATACCCTTCCAGGATATGTAAAAGTTACTCCGATAAAGGCTAAACCAAAGCCAAAGCAAAAGCCAAAGAATGAGACCACCGAGACTAAGGAGGGATAACTATGGACACGCCTGCAATGCTCCCCATAGTTAAAGCAGCGCTTGCGGTAACGTCCACGAGTCTCGATGATTTGGTAATCACGTATATATATACTGCCAAAGAGGACCTGGCGAGGCAAGGTGTCGAGGCTTCAATCCTGGAAGATGGACAGGAGTCTTATCTGGTTAAAGCAGCCATTATTGCTTACGTCCAGGGCCACTTTGGTATTGAGGTTGACAAGGACCAGGCCGAGCGCTTGAGTGAAGTGTACAAGCGTATCTGCCTGGACCTGTTGAGCCATGTGGAGACAGGATACCTAAAGGCAAGCGAGGCTGGACATGAGTAAAACTGATGTTATCGAGCTCGTGTCGGAAGCGTTCACAAAGGATTCAGACGGTAACATGGTCGCGACCAAGACCTCCCGCGAGACCTTTTGCAATGTTTTTCAAATAGGCGCCGCGGCATACTGGACAGCCGCAGAGCACGGTATCCGACCAGATGCGGAGGTCCAGCTTCGTTCGATAGAATATGGAGGTGAGCATCTCGCTATATTCAGAGGTGGCGAGTTTACAATTGAACGGGTAAACAACACCGGAGAATATACGCGCCTAACACTTCAACGAAGGGAGGACAATGGATAGCAACGTGACGACAATCGACGACCTCGAAGCCGTCATGTCTAAAATCATCAGAGAGTACGCGGAGGACACTCAGAAGGTCGTTGCAAAAGCCGCGGAGGAAGCTGCGGCCGGAGCGGTGAGTGAACTCAAAAGCACCAGCCCGAAGGACAGCGGGGAGTACCGGAAGTCTTGGAGGAAGAGCGTGGCCACCGATACAAATAACAAGGTTTCAGTTGTTGTTTACAATAAAGGCCTTGGACAAATCACTCACCTGCTGGAAAAGGGACATGCAAAGGTAAACGGGGGCCGCGTGGCGGCAAGCCCACATATCGAACCGGCCGCGGAGAACGCAGTGAAGGCGTTTGAAAACGGCATA